GTCGATACGGTATTCAAACTGTCCGTCAATGCTAGTTATCACCCACGTCGTACCGTTGTTTCTCTGCACAATCACATCCCCAGCCCTCGGCACATAGCTTGCGTCAATCTCGATTTTGGTGTATCCCATCCATACATCTATACATTTATTCCTCATGGGGTCCCCTTATAGCTTTATTCCTAGGTCTGCTAGTACAGGTAATGCTTGGAAATTCTTACGTGTAACTTCTTGAGACGTATCTAATCCGTACCTCGTTGCGCTTCTAGCCCACCAGTTCATTTGTTTTTCACTAAGTGCTTTTGGGGCTACGCTACCGAAACCAGTTACGTCAGATGGCGGAGTACACTTTCGCCAGCTACCCCAAGCGCGTGTTCCATCTTCGTTAGTAGCATTGATTTTAGACGCCCATATAGCTTCTCGTGCAGGGTGGACTAAAACGCAATATTCTACTACTAATTGGTCTACTGGAACACTTATGGCGTATATATGGGCTGTTAGTCCTGATATAAGTTTAACTACTGCGGGTTTGAATCTACCCAAAGCTTCAAGCCCAAGAACCCTTGCTATTCCAGCACGTTCGGATTGTGGAAATGCTACTTGAGCCTCTAGCATTACTGAAGGCGGGAGTACTCCTTCTAATATGTAGGCGTGTCTCAGTAGATTCCGATTTGTACCTATATACTCAGGCGGAATATCTGTCGGACGAGTTATGCGTCCTAGATGTTGTACCCATTTCACTGGACTTAACGTCGGTGCCATGTCGACTAAACGACGTAACTTTAAGTCGATACCTTCCGATACTACGTTAATATGCAACAATGCTATGGTACAAGCTTCCGTAGCTCGGAATATACTGTATCTATCATTGCGCGATGTGGCAGCGCTTATGCTAGCTGTTGGCATGCCGCGCTTTCCCAGTTCTTGTTGTAATCGTATACAAGCAGCTGTTGATGGCATTGCAAACACTGTAGCTCTATCCCAGATGCCGTTGTACCATTGTTTACAGTGTTCTGCCATATCGCCAAGTCGGTCTATCGTGACAGCATTTAGACTCGTAATATCAAACTCGCCAGCTCGTATACTTACTACATCATCGTCTACTAGAGGTAGCATCGAGAACGTAGGCATACTTATGAAACCTTCTGCCTCAGCTTCTGCATAAGATATTAACCACAGTGGCTCACCCCACCGGTCTAAAAACTCCTTCGTCCCTCTAGGCGTGCCGCGGTATGGCGTAGCTGTGTATCCAACAGCTGGAGCTAGACCAGTCAGTAAGTCCAGTTGTTGATACGTTTCTGCATTATGGTGGTGCGACTCATCTACAATAACGTATTTTGGGTGCCGCACTTCACCTGTTAGTAGCCTATTTCGCAGCATAATAGGCGTAGCCATATTATGACTCATTGGTTCACCAGTCAGTTCTGCCTTATCCATTATACCTGCCAGTATCTCCTCGCGTGGAGACACGATCCAGCAAGACGACCCCATTCGTTCCTGTACTAAACGCTCTATGACGCTCTTGCCAACACCAGTAGGAGCTGCGTATAGTTGTTTCGCTATATTTGCTCGCAAAGATTGCTCAGCGTGGTCAGCTGCAACTATCTGGAATTTACGTGGCTGAAACTTCATGACAGTCTCCTTAGAGCTTCTGCATAAGCAGATTCTAGCTTGATATCAGTTACCCAGAATAGGACTTGACGCTGCATTTCGTTCCTCGGCCCGCGCCAGCGCGCGATAGAGACGTACCATTTATCTTCTACCCATGAAGTGATTACGCTCGGTGCGAGAGTATCTTCGCCATACAACTCTATTACCCGTCGAACTATCGGTTCTAGCGATGGGTAGCAATTATCCATATAACACCTTTAGGTCATACTCAGGGAACGTATTTAGTAAGTAAGTTTTTACTGACTCGCCATCTACGAAGCGAAGTATCTCAACAATAGCATTGCGTATGCGTACTGATGGATAATCACGGCTCCTGTCTACGAATAAATGCTTATCTAGTATGCAAATTATTCTTGGTATGCGCATGTCAAAGAACAGATGCGATCGCACTCTAGCGTCTAAGGTTGGAGATGTAGCGGATAATGTCAATAGCGCTGATTCGACGTCAGCACCTAAGTAGTTCAGAGCCATTGCAGTATTTATTACATCCATATAGAATCTTTCTTTCCATCTGTAATATGATATTAGTCGATCAATATGTTTAATAATTATTTAGAGATTGGGGTTGATTTAGTTTTTCGTCTAGTGTAGTATGACAATAATATGAATTTAATTGAAGCAGAAAAGCTATGTCCACATCTAATCAGTCCTGCGACACTTGCATTGGCAGATACAAATGGTAAATGGTCCCCAGCTAAGCACTTGATGGTAATGACGAGGGCGCTAGTTGAAGCGTGGTATACTCCAAATAGTCGTACGGCTTTAATTGTACCATTTCAGCATGGTAAATCCGTGCTTGGTAGCCAGTATTTTCCCGCCTGGGTATTATTGCGATGGCCAGAGACGCGCGTAGCACTCTGTAGTTATGAAGAAGGGTTTGCAGCAACTTTCGGAGCTAAAGTACGAGACGTCATAAATCGTTTTGGTAGCGCTAGCGGCGTGAAATTGCGAGAAGATAGTAATGCTAAAGGCGAGTGGGTAATAGATGGTTACGGTGGCGGGATGGTATGTAAAGGTCGTGGGGGTGCGCTAACTGGACGACCTGCTGATTTACTAATTCTTGATGACCTCATTAAGAATGCAGAAGAAGCACAGTCTAATACTATACTCGATAGTATATGGGACTGGTATTGTACAGTTGCGTATTCGCGGCTAGGTCCTAAGGCGCCAATAGTAATAATCGGGACCCGTTGGTGTAAAAACGATTTACTTGGGCGATTAGAAGTAGAGGAGAAGGTTGGCGGAGATAAATTCAAACGTGTATTGTTCCGAGCGATTGCGCAAGAAAATGACGTACTCGGTAGAAAGCTAGGAGAAGCTTTGTGGCCAGAGCGGGTACCGTTGGAACGACTACAAAAGATACAGAAAACTAGACCGAGGTGGTTTAAGGCGTGTTGGCAAGGTGAGCCAGAAGAATCCCGAGGTTTGCATTTTCAACCAGCACAGTGGCCACGGTATACAGATGTTGGAGATGCGTGGCGTATCCAGACTAGTATGCAGTGGTTACATTACCGTAAGGCTGAATGTACCATCCTCATAGCGATAGATTGGGCGCAAAGGGGAAAGAGGGATAGTGACCATACATCATTTGTGGCAGCTGCGTTAACAGCAGATGATGGCAAGTTAATGCTACTTCGTATAATGAACAAACGCCTCAGGTACGAAGAGAATGGTCCGGCGCTCAGAAGTTGGTGTAAGCAGTTTATTGGTATAGGCGCTCAGTTAGTTGTATCTGCCGAAGACGACGTATTATCTGAGGCGCTAGTAGTTGAATGTCGGCGATACCGCGAGATACCTGAGATTCGTAGACTTAAGATAAGAGCTAAAACGAAGCTTGTGCGAGCTCAAGCTAGCATTATTAGGTCCCAAAATGGTATGCTATACCTCCCCGACCCTAAGCAAGACTGGGAAGAGGAAATGGTAGATCAATTATCGTCTTTTACTGGCGCTGGAGGAAGTGAAGAGGACGATATAGCGGATTGCATAGGGATACTAGGACGTTTAGCAGATGAGTTTTATCCTGAAGAGGAGGTTGACGTATTTGAGCCTGCATTTACGTCTGGGTATAATCCGGGGTGGAGGGTTGTAGGATGAAATTGCCTATACAACGCGTACCTAATACGACACCACCGCAATTTAACTACTACCAGATCGTAAACGAGTTAACTGGTGGGACGAAGGTAGTTAAGTGTTGTGGGTGTGTACCAGCATCAATGGAGACTGCACTGTGCGATTTGTTGAGGATTGCGGAACAGCTAGCACAAGAGCTCGAAGAATTGAGGTAGTATGGCAACAACAACTGTGTGGTCACCAAATCAGGGAGAGGTCGCGCAGGTTGAAACCGCGACATTCTCAGCGCCTACAAGTATAGGTAATACTTATACAGCTACAATTAATGGCAAGCTAGTGCGGTATAGCTCTATTAGTGGTGATACTGCTGCATTAGTTGCTACTGGATTGTACAATCTGCTTGTTGCGACTATAGTACAAGAGTTCAACGAGATAACGTGGGCTAATCCAAGTAGTGGTGTAGTGACCGCGACTGCTAAGACGCCAGGTATTCCGTTTGCTAATGTGCCCGGTACGAATGCAGGATTGGTATTCACTACTGGTAATGGTCTAGCTAATGGTATTGTGCAAGTAGCTACGACTGCTAATGCTTCATCGTCAGACGTAAATGATGCGCAAAATTGGCTACGGTACATTAACAACGTTGGTGGCGCGGGCGTACGAAGTATACCAGTTAATGGCGATGATATAGTGCTTGCTAATAGTTCAGTTCCTATGCAATGGAACTTAGGCCAGCTTGCAGCAGTACAGTTCAACACCTTTACGCGATGGCAGTCAATGACTGGCGCTATTGGTTTACATGAGAAGAACCCACTCGGATATGTCGAGTGGCGGGCTACATATTTCAAGTTCAGTGGCCCACAAGGATCAGTACCGTCAGGTGGACTTGTAATGGTTCTTGGGCATGGCGATGGTAGTGGGCCAACACGTGAGCGCTATGATGCTGGGTCATCGCAAGTGGCTATCACTATAATAGCTGCGGGACAAGCCTCAGATGAGTATAGTATACGATTCCTCGGTTTACATACCGCAAACACATTTACAATACTAGGCGGCGTGTCTCTCGGTATTGCAATGTTGCCAGGGGAAGTAGCAAACTTATCTTCGTCTATAGTTGATGGTGGCGCTACGGTAGGTATTGGTGCAGGTGTAACGTGGACTGCCGGATCAACGCTTACGGCATTTGGTGGATCGATTGCATTTAATGCAGCACCTGCTATGATTAGTGGTAATAATGGTACGCAGTTACTATTTACGACAAGCGGATTGACGTGGCCAACCATAACTTTGCAGGATAATTGTGGGATGGTATGGCTCGCTGGTGGCATAATCACTACATTGACGATGACGCAGGGATGCTCATTAGATAAATCACGTGATATGCGGGCGCTAACTATCACAAATCATACCATTGATGGCGATACTTGTTTCTTTAGCGACCCACTTAACGCTATAACGTACACGAATGCGGGTACAGTGAAACATTCAGTGGCACAAGGACCGTATCAATTCACAGGGCCTAAGACTGTAAAGGTAACATAATGAGTACGTTCAAGCTTGAGCTACAAAATAGCTCTGGGCATCTTGTTATAGCATATGAGCATACCAAGGATTCGTATACGTGGAAGATCGTTGGTAAGATGCCGGTTGCGCATTTGATTGGCTATATCATACGGGTGCAGGCTGAGTTGGCATTTCGTAATCCAGACCCATGTGATCCTGGTGTGTGCGCTATCCTATTTAACACACGCACAAATAAGATGTGTTGGTTCGTAGATAGTAAAATACCTGTTGATTCACTCGTTGGTACGTTAGAGTTAGTGAAGGCAGCATTAGTAGACCATCAACTAACACAAATAGCGCAGGCTGCGCAACGTAGTGCGCAGACTAGTTTAATTGGCGCAGATGGGAAACCTATACTTAAAGGGAGAGATCATGGAAGTTAAATCACTTAGTGGATTTGTATTTGGTATTCAGGGGTACGAATATGGCGAGATTCGCCCTAAATCAATTACGTTTTTCTTGGATGGTAAGGCGCGAGTGAATGACCATCGCGGTAATCCCATCGAGGGACTGAATTGTAAGCTATCGCATGCGGCGACTATTGAGGAATTGAAAACTTCTGGTGTTGATTGGCAGAAACTTGATTCTGCAGGATTTCCTCAACTACCATACGATGAGTTGAAAGAACTACCGCACTTGCCTGAAACGCCTATGGATGAGTTGGCGAAAATACCGAACAAGGAATTACGTAAGGATGCGCTACGAGCACGACGTGAAGCTGATGCTGAGACTGCAGCTCAACTTGAGTTAGTAGAATCTTAATTGAGAGATTGGGGTTGAAGTGGTTTTTACATAAGATATAATGAACCTTGAATAAAGGGTCGTTTTCTAGGAGTATACAGTGCTCGTAGAGAAAGAAGTAATTGGGCTTGGGACACACTGGTATGTCGACCAGAAAACTGGTGTACCGCGTAAGCTCGTAGTGACATCGGACTTGATACAATACTGGCACGAGCAAGGTAACAAGATGCTCTCGCTAGGCCTAACTGTTCCGATTCCATGTGAGCATGATTTCGATGCTCATCCGATGACTGCTGCGGATAAGCTTAAAAATAATGCTGGATGGGTTAAAGAGTACCGTTTACGTGACGATAAGTTGTTTGGTGTACTTGACGTACAAGATAAAGACATAGCAGATAAGCTGCCGAAGACGATTCGCTGGACGTCACCTTGGTTCTCGTCATTCATTGATGGTCAAGGGCGCGCTTGGAACAACGTCATCGCACATCTAGCGCTAACTACCCGTCCTCGCATAACCGACCAAGCGCCATTTCCGAATATAGCTGCCGCATTATCGCTTGCGCAAGAAGAGCCGCTAGACGTAGTAAAACCAAGTTCGCCAGATGGATTCGTATTGTCACAGGCTGGTTTACTGAAGAAAGATGGAGACAACTGGCTACCAGAGTATCCAGTAGCATTTGCGCTATATTGCGGTGGCGTTGTGTTGTCTGAGCATGATACTACATCGAAGGACGCTCCACCAAAGGACGCTCCACCAAATGATGCCCCGCCGAAGGGGATTGAACACGCAAGTAAATTTGCTGAGTATAGTGGTGATGTTTCTATGGAGGAACTAATAGCTGATCTGCTCAGTGCGCTAGGCATAAATTTAGAAGTTAGTAGTGGTGATTCAGGATTCAAACGCGCTCTGTATAATGCTGTTATGATGAAGATACACGAGCTCGCTAGTTTGAAACAGAAACAACAGATGCAGACGCCACCACCGCCAGCAGCTGGTCAAGGTAAGACGCCGAACAAACCTAATCCGATAGTACAGGAGCAACAACCCATGTACATGTCCCTCGAAGATATCAACAAGATACCTGACGAGACGATGAAGAACATCGCTCTGTCGATGTACAATGAGAATGTCAAGCTCCAAGCGGGATTTGACAAGGCGACTAGAGAGATCGGCTCTCTGCGTGATGCGAAACTTGCCGAAGAGCAAGTAAAGCGGAAGATGCGGGTAGACCGGCTCAGTCGTATGTCGCCACGTGTCAAAGCTGATCTTGATACGATGCTAGTATTGCCAAGCATGGCTTTGTCAATGGGTGATGCTGGTGCTCTGATTGACCCTATGGGGCAGACACTTAACGTGTTGGAAAAGGGGCTGGCTGATATGCCAACCCTGCTCCAAACTGAGCACTCTCTATTGAGTGTTATACCACAACCTACTGACAGCGAAATGACGAGCGAGCAGTCTGACAAGCTAGCAGATGATTTTGCACGGCAGATGGGTTGCCCTCCGGAAAAGAAGGCTGGATAGACGTACGGAAAAACAGCTCGATACACTAAGAGGCACAAGTCATGTTGCTAACTGATTCATACGGAATGGTTCCAGGCCTTACGACTTCGCGCGAAACTTACGAGGCCGAATATCGCTGGGGCTCACAGTACCAGGGTATATTCGCGAATGCGCTAATCGATGGGGCTACGGTTGACTCCGGTAATTCACCGACGCATGAATTGCGCCCAGGCCTGCTATTGGGGCAGATCATAAGTACTGGCAAGTGGAAGCAGTACTCACCAACTGCTACGGATGGCAGTGAAGTCGCCAATGGCGTATTGATTGAAGGTTTGCGAATGCAGGACTTCAGTGGTGCCAACGTCGATCGCTTCTATGCGATCTTGGTTGGCGGACCTGTACAGGCGACTAAACTTCTAAATCTCGATCTGAATGCTCGTCAACAGATGGATAAGTTCTTCTTTGACGACATTTTCGCTTTGATGGGTAATCACTGGTACCCATGGAAGCGCTTTCAATCGAAATCGCAGAGCTACACCCTCGTTGCGAATGACAATTTCAGCCATTTTAATAATGTAGGTGCGATTGGCGCGATAACGTTCACGCTACCGCCTATCGCCAATGGTTACCTCTTCATGTTCCATGTCCAGGTGGATCAGAACATGATTGTAGCATCTTCCGAAGGCGCTAACATGATTGCGCTCAATAATGCTAGCGCAAATAGCGTGGCGTTCCAAACTGGTAGTGCGAAGATTGGTGGTTCGTTCCACATTTACAGCAACTCAGCTGGTACGAAGTGGATTGTTGAGAACTCTAGCGCAGGTGCTAACACCATAACGGTGGCATAAACTGGGAGAGACGATGGCAATATCCTTGCACAGTCTGCTTACACCGCAGGTCATACTGAAAGCGGTGTCACGTATCCGGAAGTTCCAAGGGAGATTGGGGCGCTGGATTGGGTTTCAACCGAATAGGTATAATCCGGATCAAGTGTCTTTGGAAGGGCCGAATACGCGCTATGGGGATACGCGGTTCGCCAGCTTCCGGCTAGACGACGTGACACGTGTCGTCGGTAAGGCACGTGCACCAGGGACTGGTCCTGCTAGCGTAGCCGTCAATCCGGTCGGCGATGTTCGCGTATCTTGTGCGCGTTTCCATGAGAAGGTACGGCTCCTTGGTGAGTTCCTCGGTAACTTGTCGCCGATCATTGGGCCAAATAGTCAGATAGACAGTGGCGGACAATCCTATATCGCACGACAGACTGTCCATCTTGCCGAAAAGTACAACAATACCATCGAGTTGATGACGACTGGTATGTTCCAGGACAATCTGTATTTCCAGATGGCAGGCGATAACTTGCTACCCGTTATTGGAGCGCCGACTACACCGAACATCGGTATCCAGGTGCCATTCCAGATGCCTGCTGGTAATAAGAACCAGCTTAACGTACTAGGCACTGGCAATATTATCCAAGTCGGTTGGCAGAATGCAGGTGCGCCACTCATCAAGAATTGCTTACAGTTGCAAGCAGCGATGACTCAACTCAGTGGGTATCAACCGCGGCATTTTTGGATGAACAGCCTAATGTGGTATAATGTACTTCTGAATACGGAAGTGCGTAATACTGCTGGTAGTTCAAATACCCCATTCGCTCAGTATGATCGCGTGACTGAATTGGCGATGGATGGAATGCCACAGCCTGAGTTTTCAGCACAACTACGCGGTCTGCCATGGGCAACGTTCCATATCGCGGATGATGTACTGGTGACTGGTGGCGACATCGATCCCTCGTGGGGAACCTCAACTGGTACTACGACTGTGAAGGTATGCCCCGATAACACCATGATAGTTGCGCCAGACCCATCCCCTGACTGGACTGAAATGTTCCTCGGTGGTGAGTATGTTAGTGAGAATGCGGGACAGCCAATGATTCTCAAGCGCGGGTATACATTCTGGAAAGAATGGGTGACGCAGCCATCCTGCATAGAGTTGATCGCCCTCTTGAATGCCATTCCACTGCTATACGTGCCGAGAGCAGTGGCGTTTGCTACTGTCGCTGGGTTCTAACTATGCCGATAACGCTTGCGACGCTGTTTACTTCGCCACAGGATATATGGGATGTCCTTTCGATTGAAGGTGTAGACCTCAGAGAGGACGACCATAGTCTCGCAAGTGGACAGATAATAACGACAACTGCTGATGCTGTAGTTGGAGCTACAAGTATATCGGTGTATGCTTTATCTGTTCCTCTCCTAAGAGGCGCACAATTAACCTTCGATGACGCAAATATGTCCGTACCGGTTACGGTTTCGTTAACTGCTATAGGCGCAGAGACGGATATTAGTCTAACGGTGGTGGCGCTGACGACCCAGATTAATAGTGGTGCGAGAGCGCGTGATAGCGGAGTTAACGCTTCAACTGGTGCAAGACTACTGGTGGCTGCTCGCAAAGGGACTAGTGAAGTCAAGTTGTTCTGTAATCAGCGGTACGATGACTCACAGTTGAAGCTATCTGGCTCAGTATTAGACTGGGCAACGATCATAGCTTGTAGATGGTTAGCTAAGCGGCGGCTACAAGGTTGTCCAAAAGGGCTAGAAGAGGATTATCGTGACGTACTAGATCGTCTACAGATGACGCAGTGTGGGCAGTTAGCTATAGAGGACATCGGAACGCGTAACGTAGACTGGCCTACGATCACGAATATAACTGTCAACCCTGCGTACGATAAAGTACGGGCGCGTGTCCAACAAAGTATCAGTGAAGGGACACCGACTGGGTATTCGCAATACATAGACTGGAATAGCGCAGCTTCGCTATAATTTAAGGAGTATGTATGGACTTCTCGAAAACCTCTAAGCGCCTTACTGCTGTAAACCAAGAGGCTACGATCTGGTGCGAAGGCCAGTCAAAAGTCGGTATAAGTATATCGTCAATGACCGGTGCTAATACCCTTAGCTTTTTCGGGTCGCTTGACGGTTTGACGTTTAACCCACTCGGTGTTGGCGCGTACCCCTCAGCTACACCACCTGCTGCCGTTGTACTGACTGCAACTGCTATAGGCGATTTTGAAGTTGGCGTCCAAAACTACAAATTTATTCGCATACAGCTTACAACTGGCAGCGGACCAGTAGTGGTAGTTCTCTCTGCATCTGCTGATGGCAGATACCAAGAGGCATTCATCGCTCCGGCAATCCTTTATCCTTCCTCGTCATCTTCCAACGGCATCAATACTGTTACTATCGATGCACAAGCAAATCGCGCTATCAATCTAACTTTCTGCAATATATGCATGAATGGACTGGGCTTCGGAGCGAATGGTCTTGTGCGCATCTGGGATGGTCCAGTTGTTGGTGGTAACGTGCTATATAGCGAGGTCCTTACAAGTCCTGTCGGTAGTGTTGGAACGGTTCAGAAGCTAAGCCTCCCGACAGATACTGACGGCCATATCGGTATATCCGGGACTCCAGGTAATGCGATGACCATTCAAGTAGTTGGAACTGGTGGTACGACAACGATTATCAATGCCCGCGCCTCTATGAAGTAGGAGGTGACTGTTGTCCTTAAATATAGAACCAACTGCATTCGTAGATGGCATAGTCTACGGTTCAGCCGTACCACTGACTTCAACTGAAGCCACGTTACATAGCACGTTAGCATTCATACCTATAGTCTATGGACAAGAGATAGTCGCGGTTGTACGATTGTCGATAAATGGGTTTGTTACAGGTAATTCTACCTATGTAGTGATGCAAACAGACCTAGGTGATGCTACATGGATCGATGTAGCATGGGTATTTTGGAACCAAGTACAAGGTAGTGCAACGTTTGTTCTGATTGGCGGTGGGCGTGGAGCGATGAATAATGCGTTTCAGCAATCGCGTAATGCTGGGCAAGTGCCGCAGCCACAAGCGAATGGAAGTAATCAAATGTCATTAGGCGGACGTGTCAGATTCGTTGGTCGGACTGTTATGACTAGTGGGTCATCTTCAGCGCCAGGTGTATCTACAGTAGTAGTAGCGACTATTACGTATAAACTAACTACACCGAGATAACTCATGCCAGAAATCACGATATACGTCAAAGGAACGCGCGCACAAGTATTAAAAACACTTGCGAGTATACCAAGTGCAGTACGCCAAGGCGGAGCTGCATCTAACGCTATGATGGCGAGTGTTGGACAAGCAGCTCTTACTTGTATACATAAAGCGTTCATAGTGAAATCGCGTGGTGGTACGGATGATGCAGGAGAACGGTGGCAGCCTTTATCGCCTAAGACGATTGCATATAGTCGATCCCATCCGGGGCTACCGAGTCCGGCAGTACGGGCGAATTATAGGCCATCGTATGCACTAACGTACCTACAACGTTTGGAGTGGTGGGGCGTATATCGTGGTGCACTTAGCTATCACAAAGGCGATAAAAGTATTGCTGCACGGATAGCGTGGGCATTTATGAAGCGTAGCGGTGTTATGACACTATTTGATAAGTACGCTCATACTCATGTCAATATTCTGCACGATACTGGGTTATTGTTCAATAGTCTTTCGCCCAATGTACAGTCAAAAGAGCAGGTGTTCCACGTCAACCGAGGAGAAGTCGAAATCGGTACTAATCGCAAAGGCGCGAAATCACTGCATAAGCACCGGCGCCTATGGCCTAAGCCTAATAAGTGGCCATCAGCCTGGAATCAAAGCCTACTCGAAAAAGCGCGATTAGGGATAGTAGACGTCATAATTAAACTCGTTGATGGTACAGTATGATAGATGCATTGATGTATGCTGTACGAGACCGGATACGTGCAGCTGGGTTTAATTACGGGAAGGCCGAGTGCGAGATTATGGACGATGGTCGTCCACCACCTCGTTGTGGGAAGTGGTTCGTAGCAGTCCATAGCGGCAAGGATAGGTCAGAAAGTAGTAGGAACTTAGACGAGTATTGTGATTTTTCGGTAACACTGACTGTACGCATTACCGTTCCTATGGATCGTGTCGGGGATCAGCAGATGTACCGCAATATAGAGCGGGCACCATCTGGTGAACGCGACGGATTTAGGGCTAAGTTAGATCAGTTGCGTCGGCTCTTGCATATGAACTGGGCTATGACGGTATCGACTTCACAGACCCCGTCTAGTGCCAATGATTACATTATGGCGTGGTCAACTTCAGGTATCGTCTACGGATTTACCGTTCCAGCAATGTACAAAGGCGCAGAACTTATGCACCTAGTAGGTGGTGAATGGTTTGGTGCAGAGCCTGACGTAGAGCAAGTTGGTATCGTGTCAGAATTAACATTTGAAGGCGCGCGTCGGATGCAACCGCAGACGACTGCAACAGGAATATTTGTATGATTATAAAGATTACTCGGCGTAGTATATCGGAATTCCAATTTGGAGACGATCAACCAATTGTGAAATTGGATGTAATCGAAATATCCGATCAATGGCACGAGATTAACTTCGCCATGCGTGTGCATGAAAACGATATGTGGGTAGTACCAGTCAACAAAATCAATGAACATGGACAGAATCGGTTGAATTTTGTACAGGGGCTTGTTAATGATGCGTATGAGATGCTAGGAGTGCAAGTGCCAACGTTGACGCGAGCTGAAGCAGAGGAGTTCATAAAGTGTGTCGGGGAGGAGACAGACAAGTTGCGAAATTTTATCTTCGCGAAAAGCGTAAAGAGTTCATCTGTGCCAGAGAGTACGGAAGAGGGGAATTTCTCCCAGTAGGGCAATTTGGCAGCGGCGCGTTTCATACTGAGCTGATGTTCGCTGGGTTGAAGATAGCTAAAGCGTGGTCGATGCTTCACGATCCGCAAGTAGTTGGTAATTTGGATTCTAAGGTTTACATGGAACTTTATCGTGATGCAGGGTATTCGGAGGAACAAGTACAATACGCTGGTAACTCTTGGGCGAATATGCGAATTGATAGAGGGTTGGAGCCATGAGTGGGCAGTTTGGCACATTCGATACATTGGGGGATCGTCGTGAGTTAGTAATCTTGTTCCAGCGCCTTGGCGCCGATTTACCTGAGCCTATGGCTAGGCAAGTACGAGCGCGATGGCTGGAGTCGTTGATACTGGAATCTGTTAGCGGCCTAGCTACGGCGCCGATGCAAGTTAATCCTGATGCTTGCCATCCCGTTGGTGCTTATATGCTTTTCATACAGATTGTTGGAGTGTTAGGCGTATCGATTAGCGACACAGCGCGTAAGCTTGATGAGTTTGTTGCGAAACGAGGGTGGTTATTCAAGTAGTATTATCTGACGGTAGTGAGATAGTGCTAATCCACTACATAAAAGATAGTAGAATCGTCTGTATGCCGAACTTAGCAGTAAAGGATATGTGCGCCGGCAAAGGACGTCCTGAGCCACATATGCGAACTGATGCGATCGTTGCAGTTACGTGTCCGTTGTGTAAGGAGCTACTGAAGTGAGGATGCGTATTCAGCGTTTAGCTGATGGCACTGAGGAAATTGACATAAAGCTTCTTGACGATGGTCGTGTATATATCCATTTACTTATCGAATGCGACGACGGGCCTATTACGATTCAAGGGCACACACAACTTAGGAACGTTATGGGGCGGCCTACGCTTGGACGTTATCGTGTAGCATGCCGTCCACAGCAAACTACGACTAATCCTCAGAAGCGTGGTAATGTTCGGTTCATGTGTATTACGACTGGAGAAGTGGCGGCTGCAACTTGTCCTGCGTGTTTAGCAATAGGAGTATGATATGGCTGCTGCAATAGTGCTACCGATTAGTGGACCTTATATAGGGCTCTGGAATGGGCGAGCTTTGGGTACACAGAATGACGATGGGTTTGTTATGTCTGTGCAGTCTCAGGGGCAAGAGATAGCTGCTACCGATGCCTATGGCATGACGTTGGTAGAAGCTATTTATCGCGGCATGAACTGGCGGTGTCGTATGCGCGGGTTGGAATTTAATAAGGCTGGATTATTGACGCTACTACAGGTGTTTGGAAGGACAGGAGCAAGTACTACACTTACGCCTCAATTAGACCCGGCAGCTATTGGCCAACGTTGGTCGTTCTATAGCGCAGTACTACTTCTTACTGCGATTCTCGGTAATCCGCCTACGATGCCACAGACTATTACTGCCAACAGTGCAATTCTCGCACCAGGGCAGACAACGGAGTTTATGCTTACGTCTA